ACTGAAACTTTAAATTGGCTTTATTGATTAATTATTTTATACTAGTTATCGTCACAAATTATTGTTCATTTTACTATTTTTAAACCTTACTGAAACTTTAAATTGGCTTTATTGATTAATTATTTTATACTAGTTATCGTCACAAATTATTGTTCATTTTACTATTTTTAAACCTTACTGAAACTTTAAATTGGCTTTATTGATTAATTATTTTAGACTAGTTATGGTGTCGTATTAATATTTAATGTAAATCAATTGGGTTATATATTATACTGACATATTTACTCATATTCCATTCCCAATTATACAATATATATTTCGTTTATGAGAGATTTCTATCTAAATATCATTGCTAATGTATCAATAAATTGAACCAATAATAAATACATCTAATCTAATATTATAATGTAGTATGTCACATAAAAAGTGTGTTGAACTTGGTTGCGGTAATAGTGCCGCATATGGTTCAGATAATTGTAAAACCCACGGCGGTGGAAAACGATGCATTGAACCTGGATGTGGTAAAGGTGCCGCAGGCAAAACTGATAAATGTGTATCACACGGAGGTGGACGACGATGCATTGAACCTGGCTGCGGTAAAAGTGCAGCAGGTAGAACCGATAAATGTAAAGCACACGGCGGTGGAAAACGATGCACTGAACCTGGATGTGATAAAAGCACCCAAGGTGGAACTGATAAATGTAGTGCACACGGTGGTGGAAGACGATGCGCTGAGCTTGGTTGTGGTAAAGGTGCCGCAGGCAAAACTGATAAATGTAAAGCTCACGGCGGTGGTAAGCGATGTATTGAACCTGGATGTGATAAAAGCACCCAAGGCGGAACTGATAAATGTAAAGCTCACGGCGGTGGTAAGCGATGTATTGAACCTGGATGTGATAAAAGCACCCAAGGCAGAACTGATAAATGTAAAGCTCACGGCGGTGGTAAGCGATGTATTGAACCTGGGTGTAACAAAAGTGCCCAGGGTAAAACTGATAAATGTGCTTCACATGGCGGTGGAACACGATGCGTTGAACTTGGTTGCTGTAATAGTACATTATATGGTTCCGTTAAATGTATCACACATGGAGGCGGTAAGCGATGTATTGAACCGGGTTGCGGTAATAGTGCCGTAGGTGGATACGATAAATGTATAGCTCATGGTGGCGGTAAGCGATGTATTGAATATGGGTGCGATAAATCTGCCATAGGAAGAACCGATAAATGTAGTGCACACGGCGGTGGAAAACGATGCATTGAACCTGGATGTGGTAAAGGTGCCGCAGGTGGAACCGATAAATGTAAAGCACACGGCGGTGGAAAACGATGCGCTAATTGTGTTGACTGGATAGATAGTCGGGGTGGAAGTACTGAATACGATGGATACTGTGCTACTTGTTTCAAACGACTATTTCCAAATGACCCACGCAGTAAAAAAAGATATAATCATACCAAAGAACTAATGGTAAGAAACCATATCAATGAACACTTTAATGGATTTATTCACGATACTCCATTATATACAGGTAATTGCGATTGTTCGCATCGTAGGCGCATAGACCATCGTAAACTAATAGGTAATACCATACTGGCGATTGAAACTGATGAATTAGGTCATCGTGGGTATGACGCCAAAGACGAAGATATTCGTTATGATGACGTTTATATGATACATAGTGGTAAATGGATATTCATTCGTTTCAATCCAGATACGAATGTAAGTAAAATCGATATTTCCGATAAATTAGATAAGCTGATAGAAACGATGAATGAGTGTATTACGAGAATTGAACAGGAAGAAAATAGAGAACTAGTCGAAATTATCAAACTTTATTGCTGATATAAATGTTCCATTGTATATTTTTACACATAAACATGACCTATGCATCAACAACACCGAATCTCTCGTAATCATAGAATCCAAACATACATTCCGAGAGATTTCAACAGAAAAAATACAAATCGGCATCAACGGCACCAGACTTACTCACGAATCAGCGTTCCATTCTCACCGAAGGTAAAATCTAACGCCACACTTTGTGAGATTCGGTGCCGGATGTTTATAAAAACATAAAAACATAACACTGAGTTATAATAATACTGTCAATTACACGAAAAATACAAGGACGGTCTTTACAAAAAAGTATATTCTTCAAAATATCTAATGGACTTTGATGCTGAAATGACATCGTCAGGACAAGATATGTCTTACTATGCTAATGAGCGAAGATCTGTATTTGAAAATTATAAACGACAATCACTCCCAGTGAATACAACCCTTACTTGTAACAATGCGAAGGTTTGGGCGTTTTATCAAGAACATCCTCATCTAGATTTTGAAAAAATGAACATTATGTTTACGGATATTCTTGTATCTATTATGCAGACAACTAATCAGGTAAATAATAGTAATATTAATTCACAAATCTTGAATGGAATTGCAAATATTCAATCACAGCTTACACGTCAACAAGATGAGTATAGTAAACAATTATTTTTAAAGCTGGCAGAGTTTAAAAAGGAATATATTGATGATTTGAAGATGATTTTATCATCAAATATCGCTGATAAAATTGCTCCATTGATTAAAGATTCAAACGGGAATATATTAGATAAGACACAATTATTGTTGACAGAACTTGTTCCAAAAAATAATGAAAATCTCTCTAAACAGATAAATGAAAACATAAAATCGTTTTGCTCCGTTATAACTGAAGAGATTAGTAAAACGTTAAAAACTGATGGTGAACCTTTGTCGCAATCATCACTTGATGGTTTTATTAAAACAATTGACTCAAAATTTGATAATGTCATCGTTTCAACTAGGAAAATGGTTGATTCAAACAAGGATGCAGCTTTGTCGCAATTTTCCTCTATAACTTCATCACAAAATGCACTTCTATCTGAAGTAAAAGATGTTCTCAAGAAAATGGAAAATTGTAGTTCAAAAGGGAAAATGTCTGAGAATATTGTTCTGAACATCTTGAGGGGATTATTTCCATCAGCTGAGATTGAATATGTTGGTTCTCAAAAAGAATCAGGTGATATTATGATTCATCGTAAAGATAAACAGAAGATTCTAGTTGAGAATAAGTGTTATGAATCTCGTCAAGTTACATCAGACCAAGTTAAGAAGTTTATTCACGATGTAGACACACAAAATTGTTCAGGACTATTTCTTTCTCAAGAGGGAGGTATTGTTAATAAGGAAAACTTTGAAATCAATATACACAACAGAAACGTCTTACTGTATATCCATAATGTAAATTATGACCCGGATATTATTAAAATTGCAATTGATATTATTGACTCTTTCAAATCTAAATTGGATGAAATTACAACAACCGATGATTATTCAATAAGCAATGATACACTTGAAGAAATTAATAAGGAATATCAGTTATTTCTTGAACAAAAATTAGCCCAATTGAAAATGGTTAAGGAATTCTCTCAAAAGATGATTAAAAACATTGAAGGTATTGAACTCCCTTGTCTTGAAAAAATGTTATCATCAAGATTTGGTTATATTACTTCAGGTAAATTTATTTGTGAGAAATGTAATTTTGTTGGGAAAAACCAATTAGCTCTTTCAGTTCATAAACGAACGTGTGATAAGACTACACAAGAAGTTAGTAATGATTCTCTTTCAATTATTCAGTTGAATCAACCTGCGTTGTCTGCACAACTAGCGCAACCGGTGGTTCAACAAAAACAAGGTAAAACACTTACAAAAAAGGTTGGTAGTTCCTTACTACACAAATAGAAAAGTCAGTCCTTCAACTCATTATGGTTTTATACCTTAGTAGCGTAACGCATATTTGTGTTATAATGTTCAAATACTAATTTAGTATCTATATATATATATATAGACATAAAAATATGATTGATAGAGAATTTTACGCAATATTATGAGTTCTTAGTTACACAATCAAAATCCTTTTCGTTCATTGTTTTTGTGATAACATTTGCACTGATATTTATAAAATCTGGTTCAAATATTATTCCCCTAAATATTATTATATTGATAGGTAGTATTTTCTTCTTTCATTACTATCCAGGTTATTATAAAGTTGTAAATGCCAAGGCGCCTAAATTCACGCCATTATTGGTCGTATTTGATTTCATACTACATTATTCACCATTGGTTTACATCATCCTTTACAAAGTATATACCAAGACAGAAATAAACTACACACTTTGTTTTACGATTCTGGCGCTATACATTTTCTTGTTTCACACGGAAATACACAATATATACTTCAACTATAATAAATACTTATCATAACATTCCATCAAATCTCTCAGAATCATAGAATCCAATCAAACATTCCGAGAGATTTCAGTCGTAAAAACACACCCCCGGCATCCCCTGCACCAGACTTTCTCACAAATCAGCGTTCCATTCTTGCCAACGGCAAAATCTTAACGCCAGATGTTTGAGAGATTGGGTGCTGGAGTTATCCATAAACATAAATCTCTCAACACAACCATTTCAAACCATTTTAAACATCCATCAAATCTCTCGGAATCATAGAATCCAATCAAACATTCCGAGAGATTTCACCAGTAAAAACACACCCCCCGGCATCCCCTGCACCAGACTTTCTCATAAATCAGCGTTCCATTCTTGCCAACGGCACAATCCTAACGCCATATGTTTGAGAGATTGGGTGCTGGAGTTATCCATAACCATTCCATAATCATAAATCTCTCAACACATCCATTCCAAACCATTTTAAACAACCATCAAATCTCTCGGAATCATAAAATCCAATCTGTCAACTCCGAGAGATTTCAGTCGTAAAAACACACCCCCGGCATCCCCTGCACCAGACTTTCTCACAAATCAGCGTTCCATTCCTACCGAAGGTAAATAAGTTTACTGCGATATCGTGAGCCAAATTGGTGCAAGATGTTTATATAACGTATAAAAACATAACACTAATTATAATAATCATATCTCACACGATAAAATACAATGACAAGTTTTACAGAAAAAGTATATACTTCAAAAGGTATAAGAGACTTTAATATTGAACAATTAAAAAAAATCATTTATGAAACAGGTTGCGCTGGATGTATTGAACCTAAACATCTAATCTATAAAATAAATGAACAGTATCACAACAAAATGGGAACCTATAGATGTCCTGCTGAAATGACATCCTCTGGACAAGATATGTCTTACTGGGAAATTGAGAGAAAACGCGCATTTGAAAGTTATAAACAAGAAGCGTTACGACATATAATACCGCATTGGATACGAATCATTTCAAATTGTAAAAAATTACTAATTAGTGATAAATATGACATGTTTGAAGAATTCAAACGTGTGCATCCACAATTCTCCGGTTACTTTGATTGTAAAGAATTCAGTTGGGATATTATTGGTGATTCACATCATACAAATATTACCACATTTATTGACTGTGTAATTACGTGTCTTCTTAGTAACGAGACCGAAAATAAACAGTTGCATAAACAAAATGAAAAAATACGAAAACAACAAGAATTACAAAATAAACAACTAGAAGAACAACTAAAAAGAGAATTTGATTGTGAAAAATTATGGATTGAATTGGATAAACATAAACTACAAACAGTTGAAATATTTATTGAATATAAAAAAGTAGACAAGATAAAATCTGATACTGTTCCAGGAATTGTTAATTTTAAGTTGATAGATTATTTTACAGAAGATAAAAAAAAATATATACAACAGTTACTAGAACAAGTTAAACAAAAACAAGTTTCATATACGAGTATTTCAACCCAAACTCAAGAACTTGATATACCACAATCTACAAATCATATAATACGGAAAAATGATACAATATTTGATAGTAAACATAACGAAAACATAATTATACATATTAGCGAGTGTAATGATGGGAATTCAAGTGAATACTATCCTATGAATACTCAGCAAAATGATAAACATCTTGACAATAAAAAGCGTGGTCGTCCACGTAAACCTGCTACATAAAACCATTACAACAGTAATTTTTCATACAATCCATAAACATAAATCTCTCAACACATCCATTATAATCAACCAAATCTCTCAGAATCATAGAATCCAATCAAACATTCCGAGAGATTTCAACAGGAAAAACACACCCCCGGCATCCCCTGCACCAGACTTTCTCACAAATCAGCGTTCCATTCTTGCCAACGGCACAATCCTAACGCCAGATGTTTGAGAGATTGAGTGCCAGAATGTTTACTTATCAAATCTCTCGTCTATATAATACATATTATATTCATCGTAACATATAATAACAATGAATTCTCTCAAAACCGGCGACCTCATTTTATGCGACGACCTAGAATACAAGGATTGGGGAATATTAAGCTGGCTCATCAAATTCGCCACAAAAAGCGACTTCTCTCACGTGGCGATGGTTGTAAAAGACCCCGATTTCACCGACCCACCAATGAAAGGAACATATATCTGGATGTCTGGATTGTCAAACGTCCCTGACCCTGAAGACAATACAATGAAATTTGGTGTCCAATTCGTCCCATACGACGAGTATGTCCGCACCTACGGCGGTAAATTATACCTTCGCAGGTTAAACTGTTGGAAACATTACCAACTATTCACAAAGGAGAACTTAAAGAAAATCCACGACGTCGTATACGATAAACCATATGACGTCGTAATCACGGACTGGATTGAAGCCTACTGTAAGAAAGACCCGCGCCCTCAAAAAACATCCCGATTCGTGTGTAGTGCATTTATCGGTTATGTTTATACACAACTTACGCTTCTACCCGAAGACACCGACTGGAGCATCCTTTCGCCGGGTTACTTTTCTAGCGAGAACCCGGGACTATCGCTTCTTCACGATTCGCATCTCTCGCCGGAGGAGCTCATTCACGTCGGCGTGTAATGATATAAATACATTTCATTCTATTCCATTACATTCCATTCCATTCCATTCCATTCCATTCCATAGAATGAATACGAGAGATGCCTTGTGTCATATACCACCTTTACTAGCAATTGCTGGCTATCTTGCATATCCCACGCAATTGCGGATAAACCCGTCATTATTATATGTCTTTTCTCTCATTCACAATTGCGCACTAATTGCGTTTAGTGCGTGGACGTTCTTCTCTTTGGCGCAAATCTTATACACCGATGGTTTCGTAATCCAACCAAATTATTATTTTCAAAACCCGCACTTTGATAAAGTTATTTATTGGTTCTACCTTTCCAAATATTACGAATTCTTTGATACCTTTTTACTTTACCTAAACGGTAAAACACCAATCTTCCTTCAAAAATATCATCATATTGGCGCGGTGATTTGTTGGCACTTGACATATGTATACAAGGTAGATACAGTTTGGATACCAAGTTTCGCGAATTCGTTTGTTCACACGATAATGTATTCATATTACTTAGGTTGTTTATTGAAAATTAACCAAGTCCGGTTTATCAAAAAATACATAACAACACTACAACTGACGCAATTAATTTTTGGAATGTTTTTGTCAATTGTGTTATACACACCGGTTGAAACAACACGAAATGTATACGTAATGATGGTTGGAAATGTATACAATATTGGATTGATAGTAAGTTTTATCCATTTTTACAAACGAACTTACAACGGAACGAAATGAAATGAAGTCCTCGGTTGTTTTCACACCGGATACTCTATATGACACCAAACGACATTTCAATGTCAGTGATTTGCCAGACCGAGTTCAAGTGAGTATCATTGTAATCAATTAGTTTAGGATAAAGTTCCTCTTCATAATTCTTGCTTTTGGTTTTATCTTCATAAAGGCTATACTACCACTTATTTTTGGTCTCCAATTATGCGATTTTCTTGGTTGAATGGGGTCGGTTTTGACAGCGATTTGCCTCTCGGTATCAGATTGGATATTCTATCTAGACGCTGGCGTTCTGCAGTGAGATGCTGTGCTTATACTCGGCAACTTTCATTTCTCCTTATGCGTGACGATACTTGTTGTTTGAGTTCATATTTTTTCATCATTGAAACAGAATTAGCTACGACGGTAGATGATGTATCGGAGAAGCGGATGAAACACGCAGAAGCGTTCGGTAATGCGCGAGAGATTTTTCGTGTATCAAGCAACCCAACTCTATAATGTGGCGTTGGGTTGCTTCGTCATAGTCGGAGAAGTGGACAGACATTTACATAAGATAACTGATTTGTTTAGATTATTTTGTGTGTAGTATGTATAGTTGACGAGAGATGGCAGCAGTAGCAGCACAAGCAGCATCCAGAGATACATTACCATATGTTGGCAGCGATGAATTAACAAAGGACACTTTATTTCAAAAAACAGGCCGCGAATTAGGTCCAGATATTCAATTGAAGGTAGAAATGGATGATATACCAGAAGACCGCACCGGCGCCGCCGACTCATTTGGACAGAATTCATCATTAGGGCCTGGCGTTGGAAATCCGAAAGGTTTTATTACTTCTACTTCATCTATAACTGAAATATTAAATATAGTAGGTTATTTATGCAATAAAACCCGTGATGATAGCGCAATTGATACAGAAAATAGCATTGACATTACGAATGCATTACACGATAATGATGGTAACTACGTCGGCGGCGATCAAGCCGGCACTATCGCATACTCATTGTTTTTGGACGCCAGTGCTGCTGCCGGACAACAATTGTTTGATTTGAATACTCTTGAAGCGCGAGCCCCAACAAATCAACCAGACTACCTTCCAGTAGGTATTATAAAAAGAAGTCTTGCCGCCGATGGCACGACCCTTAAAGGTTATGAAAATACAGGAAACATTCAAGATGCAATAGATGTGAAAAATCTAATGTCAGACAGTATAAAACAAATGATTCGTATTTTGTATCAAACCCGCGCAATCTTTGGTCCGAAGGGATGGACCACTTTATTCAATCAAGTGAAAGGTGGCAACGCCAACAAAAATCAGGCCAAGCGAACCCACCGTCAACACCGCCGCAGATATTCAAGCAAGAATTATTAAATTTGACATTGCGGCTTTTCTATCAACACCTCCTTTGCAACATTCTTTATCACCTTTGCAATATTCCGGTCATCCCCATCTAGCACTGCGCGCGACATACTGATATATTGTGCATTTTCCATCGTTGTGCTGTCCTCGCACCTAGGATTCTGTTTCGCCCATTCATTTACAAGGACGATATTTTTGTGTTCTACCACCCGCACCGCATTGGTGATTGTCGTATTCTCAGGACCTTCGCGTTCCCACTTATCTGCATCCTTCACATAAAGCGTCTCTCGGCGCGCATCACTACAATGTATCGGGCGTTTAAACACATCCGTTTGTTTCAAACTATCGATAAATAGTTTTGACATTCCCTCCACGTAACCCATACGACCAAACTCATCCAAGTCACTATCCTTCAAATGTATCGTGTTTGCAAATTCATTAATATTCATTGCATCCTTACATTGCTCATTCAAAAAGAATTTGAGATTGAAGGTATTGTTATTATTATGACTGTTGGTTGTTCCGTTATAATTATTGTTATTGGTGTAATTCGCGGGAGTGGCTGAAGCTGCCGTGGCTGCTGCTACGGCGTTGGCTGCGGCGTTGGCCATTAGAGATTGTTGACTACACATCATTTCCATCAATTTATGCTGAAACTCTTGGTTGTTTTTCAACATATCCATAATTATTGTTTTAAAGTCTTGGTCGGGCGTTGTTGCTGATGCTACAGGAGGAGGAGACGCGGAAACTCCTTCACACGTTTTACGATGCTTCCATAATCCGCTCTTGCTGTGATACTTGTTCCCACATTTTTCACAGTATTTATAAATATGCTTTTCAAATACGAAAGCGTGTTGTGCTACTGGAGTGAATGCTGGGTATGACTGATGTATTTGTGGTATTGTGTGACTTGTTTGAGTTTGGGGATTTGGTTCGCTTACAGGTAAATTGGCTGCACTTATGTTCGCTCCGGTTCGTTTGGCGTGCTTCGCCGACAAAGTGTGACGCCGGTAGTCCTTTTTGTTATCTGAAATGAACTGGCATTTATCGCAACGAAATGGGTAATTTTGCGGGGAGTTCGCTAAGGTTCGCATAATGGTTTCCTAAATTACCCATAGACAATAGGCCGGGGTGGTTGAACGCGTGGCGGAGAGGGGAGTCAAAAAAAATTACAGTAAGGAATATTTCAATGAAAATATGAAAATGAGAGCATAATGGTCTAAAATGTGATTTTAAGGGATTTCTAACTTTTTCGTGTTTTTAAACCTCCTCGTTTGGCGAAAATGCACAAGGGCAAAAATGTCGAAAATGGCAATTTGCAAAATACTTTTGAACACCGTTTTCTTCACTATAATTCATAAATTTGTCCATATTTTTAGTTATGTTATTAAAAATATTACCCATATTCAGTGTGGATGATTCAAACAATATCATCAAGTCAGTCTCGCTCAGTGTGGGTGGTTGTGATGCATTCCAATGATGTTTTTCATTGTTTGTCGTTCATTCCATTCCATTCCATTCCATTCCATTAATATCCATCCCTTATCGCCTTCCCAACTGGAAATCTCGGCTTACCTTCCTCAGTCAGTTCCTGATATACAACCGTCAAGTTCTTACCGATATACGACCCACCTTGATTAAACCACTCGCGTCGTTGTTCCATTGTCCCGCGTGGACGAACTGTGAACTCTTTGCCATCGTCCGTCTCACACACCCAAATCACCGCACCTGCATCACGCCCTTCACCTTCCTTGTAATCAATAATACGATATTCATTCTCCAAGAATTCTTTATACTTTTGTAGGTCATTACTGCGGTAATTCGCGCGATAGACACCCGCCGCATTCCGAAGCATAATGCCTTCATACCCCGCTTCCACGAACTCAGAGAACAACCTCCTGAAATCAGATAGCGCCGCCACTTTTTCTGTGCGGACAAGAACAACCACCGTGACATCTTCTGCAGATGCCGCCGACGCCGCGCTACTGCTTCGTAGCGTCCACCGCCGTCCCGCCGCCGCCAACGACGACGCCGTATCGTTTGCGATACACCCACATCGCCGCACCGCGGCAGCAAGGACATCCAATCTCTCGGAGTAAGGCATATTCTCATTCATTTTATCGTAGATATCATAAACGTGATATTTGACTTTTTTAAGTCGTTCCACGTCGGAATCTGTTATTTTCTTCTTTTTGATGAGCCCAGCGAGTTCTTCAAACGGCATTTGGTCGGTATATAACTCACCGTCTATGACGACGTACGGATGCTGCGAGAGATAAGGGCGCAGCGCAGCAGCGATATGCGGGAGACCGACGAAGAATGCACCTGTGCGAGATTGAAGCGCGATATCAATATCATTATCATTTCCACGCCTAACATACGACACACATCGTAATCCATCCAACTTTGGTTGAACGAAACACGGGAATGTGATGACCTTCTTTTTTTTAGTTCCGGCCACAAGGTCGGCGGGATTAAATGTCTGCGCGAGCATCGGAAGGAAAGGTGAATGAGGAGCATCGCCGCAGCCGTCATCACCGTGTTCACCGTCATCATTATAGTCATTTCCTGAAACATCACCGTATCCTTCACCATAATCGGCCGGTTTCGTCTCCGAATATGCCTCCTTTTCTTTTTTGTCCGTCCACTTGCGCCGAGTTTCCGCGATACATTGCGCGAGAGGCGTTCTTTCATTAGAACGACCGATATTTTTACCGATGTTATAATCACGATACGTCACTTGTTGTTTCCCGTGAATATATCCGTGCATAATCTTGGAAGTTGCATAACCGGCATCCGCAAGTTCTTTATTTGTTGGCTGATGAACGGAAGCAGTCCATACCTTGATTTTTCCATTTTTGTCTATTGCGTATAATGTTGGAAACGATTGAACGAGAGATAGATTCGTTAGTTCCATAATATGCAGTATATTCGCACTAGGTAGGTAGATAATAGATAATAGATTTGTCACGATAATATCATCACAAATCTATTTTATGATATCAATTTTATATTCATCCATTCATCCATTCATCCATTCATCTATTGTCCCAAACCTTCCAGGTCATTTTTTGAAATAACCGCCCGCAAAATCTGATTTTCTTTCGTGAGTTTATTGTTTTTCTGAATCAATGATAAAATCAAATACGTCATTTTCTCAACTGTAATATCGTGTTCTTCCTCCGGACTCACCTCTTCTGGCGGTGTCTCTATAATGGATATCGTGCGTGTCGGATGATTATATACAGTCGTCCCATTTTCATTCACACTGGTGCTAATTCCAGTCAATGGACCGCCGCCTGGCGCTGGTTCATCGCTCGTTACAATAATCCGCCCCTTACAATACTCGTTTGCTGCAGCAGTAACTGCACGAACCAGTTGTTGCGTCTCTTCTGAACGTTTAATATATTTGATATTGAAAGACGCATTATGCTCTTCATTTCCAACATTTGTTTGATTCGTTGTTGTGATTTTATTACTATTTGCCCCATCCTCCTCACTATTCACTCCACCCGCCGCACCCGCCGCACCCGCCGCCGCCGAGCAATGTTCTTTATGTTTATTCAATCCACTCGCATATTTGTATTTTTTACCGCACACACAATCAAACATTTAATTATTTATATTATTTGAATGATTCTATATTCGTTTTACTGTCGCCGCCGTCGCCGTCGCCGTCGTCGGTATTAGTTGCGACACTAATAATTCTATGGTTTCCTGCTGTTTTCGCATCAGTTCCATCATTTCACGATTTTGACGTAATAATTCACTGATATCCGTAGAGGACATCACTATTGTTGTATCAGGTCTTACACAACAAACAGCAATATGTGCCTTATACCGCCCTTCCAACTTATATGTTTTATTACAATTTTCACAACAATATTCTGGTTCTTTCGCACACTGTACACATATGATAAATGCAATAATGAACGCCAATACGTCGTAGTCGTCGTAGTCGTCGTAGTCGTCGCCTGTAGTATTCATACGTTACAATTGACTACTACGTCAACCAAACCATTATGATATAGCAGATATTATTCTTATATTCATTACGAGGACGGCAACGATGATAAGACATAAAAATATATATCGTGATAATATAATTAGGATGGAACATCCATATCGCGTCCATTCATCCATCGGTTTCGGATTTTTACAATTGCTGATGCTTTCCTCACTCGCATACCCAACACCACCACCACCATTTTATCACAATATCGCACTGATGCGTATGATGGGAACCGTATACTTTACATTGTTTAACAACAAACCAATCTATTTGAAACTGGAATGCGCTACAATTTTATTAGAAGTGATACGGGATGCGTTATATATCAAATACATTATCCAGGATTATACGTATATATTCAGCGTAATTGATATTGTCAGTAATTTACTATTTTGCATTGTAATCGGGTTATCGGTTGATAATGGGATTGGAAAATGGTCAAAAATATCAGAACGATTTGAAGGATTATGGGAGACGTGTCTAGGATGTTGTTTTAAAAAAGAACAAAACACCGGGTTACCGATTTACGATATGAATCAAGCGAGCACGCGAGAAGAAGCAAGCAACCGACCGACGAATAAAAATTATGCATATACATCATTGTCAAGCAATACCTCCGACGCGGATACCACGCCAGTCTACACATTTGGTGGACGCCAAGCATTTAAACCCCAATTTTATTCATCACCGTGGGGACGCGAATACTTAAATGCAAAAATAGAACGAGAATTTGACCGAATAGACGTAGGCAATGAACGTAATGGCAGCGAAAACGTCGGAATGATTTCTAAAACAGATGGAACCATACAATACATTCGGTTTGATGAACAAGACACGGACAATGCAACCGCCGGCGCGAACCATTATGCAAATATTTTCGTTTCGCCATATTTCGCAAAAGACGGAACGCGCATCACATCATTTACTGGATGGACAAAAGTAGATAGTGTCGGCGTATGTTTATTCATATATAATCTAATACAGTTCATATATCAATTGTTAATTTATTATAGTATCATCACAAGCTGTCGCGCAGTTCATACCGCTGACATTCCATCCGATTCAACCGATAAAATGAAACAGTGGCTGTGCTAGAGAAGAGAGAAAATAACGTTCGCTTCAATATACCAATGTTTTATATTTGTAAAAAAGATATGCAGAAAGCGCAAAGAGGGTTCCACCCCAGGTCGTATCAATAACCGCGGTCATCGGACTCCAGTTTTTCAAAATCGCGAGCGTCGTTGTCTCATATACACCATACACAAGAATACCAAGGAAAAATGCAGCACGAATACCGTCTCCTAATCTCATTGTTTGAATGGACGCTGCTGCAGAAGTCGCATTCGGAACAATAATATGACGCAGGACAAAATAATACAAACCGAGGACAATAAGAGCATAACAAACCGCCGCACTAGGTATATTCACCTTCATCGCAGTTCCTTGAACGAGCATAACCTGGCGCGCAAATAGATCTTTTGCGAGAGTTAAAAATACCGCATCAAGCGCCAATATAATAAGCGCTACAACAATAATATCTGTTATAAGCATAGTATTAGTATACACATAGATTGTATTTTCAGTTATCTTTTTTCGTAGCGTGGTCTATAAAATAATCCGCTATGAAGGTTTTATCAAGAAAATCGTCTAAATATTGATACATATCATCGTCATCATTATCGCGCCTATTATCAATGTGTTTCTCATTCTCGTGTGGCCGATTCACCGCATCCAAACGTTCCAATTTCATTATTGTATGTATTATATATATAGACAAATGGCGAAAAAAACAAGAAGAAACGCGCGAAAAACAACGATATCAGCACCGCAGCCAGCACCGCAGCCAGCACCGGAGCCAGCGCCTATCACCGCAGAGCATCACCACTATTATTCTAAAACGACATTTGATGGAAACAACATCGTTTCTGAAACCCAAAAAGATGATGAACCAATGCAGCGTCGTGTATATACATTGAAACAACTATCCAAAGAAATACCACTTGCAGGCGAACTTGTAAAGGAGCATTTAGGTGGTGTAGTTCCACGAACATTGTCTTATCCAATTTCAAAAAATATAAAATTTCGCTCCGTGCTACCGAGCCCGGCAGAGATGGGATTGCTTCCACCTACTCCTCCTCCACCGCCTAAGAACAAGAAGACGACGAACAAGAAGAAGAACAAGAAAACGAAGCGGCGAGATATGTATCAGCCATAATTGCCACCGAAATAATTCGTGTATATCTTACCATTTTTATTTTTAGTTCATATTATATATCACGCATATCAAGTAAAGCGTTATATATAATTGCGCGATGTCAAATAATAATAATAATAATAATTGGAAACGAGTCGGCGGATTCTCTCGCACCGGAACCCAAAATTATGTGAGAACAAACGACGCGGCAATGGGTGGGACCACATTCGGACCGACCGATATTTCCTATAACACAGGCAATACGACCCAGCGAATCGGAAATAACGCCGGTGTCGTTTTCATCAACGGTGATATTGATATGTCAGGTGGTCCAGGTGTAGGCGCACCCATTAATCGTGTAAGAAATGTCCG